CTGATCATATTCCGCAGCAGTTTCGTGATTCTGAATGCCCTTTTCGAGCATAATCTTTTCAATGCGACCAATATCTTCTTCGGACGCAGCTTTGCCCTTGGAAATCAACTCACGACGCCGACGCTCAAGCTCTGCAAGAGCACCGTCCTCACGCTTTGACGCTTCCATCTGGTCGAGTTTAGCTTGCATTTCCATCAATCGAGCATCCATGCGATCCTGCATGTCGATGGTATCAATTGTCATCTCAGGACGCGCTTTCTTCGTCAGACGAAGGAATTGCTCACGAGTTTCTGGATTTTCGGCAAGCTGGCGCGAAATGAGAGCAAGCTCATCTCGTGCTTCGGGCGAAAGATCTTCTAAAGAAGCCATTGTTGTCCCCTATGTGCTTCAGATTACTTTACGACCATCGCCGGGTGGCTTGATCGTCATGCTATTCTTTGCAGTAGCTTTATTGGCACTAGAAAGACCGCCCATCGGAGCAAACCGAGGTGGGTTGGTAATCTGACCATTCTGCTGCTGGTTAGTCGTTGGATTACGAGGTGCGGCTGCGCCGCGAGGCTTAAAAAGATCCATGTTAGGACATCCTTACATCGGCATGGGAGGTGCGCCACCAGGAGGCATACCGCCTGGAGGGGGCATGGGAGGTGCGCCAGCGGGAGGACCACCTGGAGCATTCATCAAACCGAGATTCGGAGGTGCGCCAGCAATCGAACGAGAACCTGGAGTGCCGCCACCGGCTTGAGGAAGGTTTTGCAACAGTTGCAGGATCTCGGCGTTCTGAAGTTCGCCGGTTTTCTGCTTTTTAGGTCCGAGAAGGCCGGTCAATGCAGACAGCGCAGACATCAGACGCTTACCTTCTGGGGACTCACTGCCAACAGCAGGAAGAGCTTGTTCCAGCAGATCAAGAGCCATGCTCACATTGATCAATGCTGCTTCGCGCTGACCGTTCTTAGGTTCAGGCGTGGACATCGGCGTAGGAATAGGAGGCGTCGTGTCTGAAGGAGGCGCACCTGGTGGAAGAGCACCACCGGCAGCAGGGCCACCCGACATCATTGCCATCAAGTCTTGTTCGTTCGCCATAACAAATCCTCAGATAGAAAAATCGAGGGGGAATATATTTGAAGTTCCCTCCCCCTCAAGGGAAACGCGTTAACTAGCGAGCTACGCCCGTAGTTATTAACGCTTTGCCTTACGACCTTTGCGACGCATGATGCGCTCCTCTAGAAAGGTGTTGTGGGAAGGGTGATAACGTAATCCCTAAGGATTAACGCTTTGCTTTACGACCGCGACGACGAGCCATGTTGAGCTCTCCTAGGTTAAAGTGAACGTCCCCAATTACGAACTGACTTGCATCAGTATCTTTTCATCCTAGGGCCAGCCGGTCATTTACTCGATGTACGGGCCTAACAAGTATTTTGTAGCCCCTGTGCCTGACCAAGATTACGTCACAGAGCTGGACACCGTTGTTCGGCCTACAGATCTTGTGGCTTTGGATGATATTGACACGGACATTGTTGACCCGTGGAAAGACCCTATTCCTTTTTATGCGGCTTACATGGCAAAGTTCAAAGAGCAGAGCTATGGCGAGGCTGAACTGTTCAAACAGCAATATACTCAGCAACTTCAGAACGTCCTGTCCACTACGTTCACACGCAGGATGCCTGACCCTTATAGTCATCCGTACTGATCATGGCAGCATCTCCTGAACAGAAAAAACAGTACCATGTCTCCAAATCCTTCAAGGGTTTGAACACCAAAGCCAATCGCACGGCTATTGGTGAGGATGAGTTTTCATGGATTGAGAACGTCCAGCCTATCGGGTTTGGCAATCTCAAGGTTGTTCCTAACTACTCAAATGTTGCCGCTACATGGTCAAACACTGTCACTGAGTTTACCAGCGTTAACATCAACAACGCTGATTACCTTTTGGCGTTTCAAGCTGACGGTCGCGCTGAGTATTACAACATTGCAACGTCTACACAGGGCAATGTAGCCCCTGTTGGCACATTTACCGGTACTGGTGTACGGGCAAAACAGTGGAAAAATGAACGCGCTATCATTACTGATCCTGTTAAAGGCTACTACACATGGGATGCGATTGACCTGATTCCCGTTGGATCAGTAGGTGCAATTGGCATTACCAACCCTGGCGCGGGGTATATTGAAGCCCCTACGGTTACAATAAGTGCGCCAAACGTCACAAATGGGGTGCAAGCCACTGCTGTTTGCTCGATTTCAAACGCATCTGGAACCATCATAAGCATTGGCCTTGATGTCATAGGATCTGCTTATACGTCAGTGCCTACGGTCACGGTTGCGCCTCCTAGCAGCTCTTTTGGCGTTCAAGCACAGGCTTCTGCGTCTATTCAAGCTGGCGGTGTTGTTGTAATTAGCGTTAATAACCCAGGCTCGGGTTATACCAATGTGCCCGCTGTAACAATCTCTGGCGGTGGTGGGACAAGTGCAAACGCTATTGCCAAGCTCGGCTCTGGCTTGGTGTCTGCTATTGCAATTACCGAGGCTGGTTCGGGCTACACGGCTACACCAACGGTCACAATCAGCGCACCTACGGGATCTGGTGGCGTTAATGCTACTGCTGTTGCTGGTTTCTTGACGTTTAGGACAGGTGCTGTTGGCATTCTTATCACTGCTGGCGGCACAGGATATGTCACCGCACCTACCGTAACAATTACAGGGGCTGGAACAACTGCCAATGCCACTGCAATTGTAAACGGCGGAGTTGTCACTCAGGTTGTTGTTACCAACCCTGGTATTAATTATCTTGCCAACACAACAGTGTCTTTTAGCGGCGGTAGCGGGTCTGGTGCTACAGCTAAAGCCATTACAACCGTTGATCAGAACGTAGACATTGCTTCGTTTCAAGGGCGTGTGTGGATTGCTCAGGGCCGTACGGTGTTCTATTCGGCTGCTGGTGCTTACAACGACTACATCACGGTGTCTGCTGGCAACATCAACCTTCAGGATGATACGCTGCATAGCAAGATCAACTCTTTGGTCTCGGCTAACAATTTCCTGTATGTGTTTGGTGAGAACAGCATTAACGTGTTCTCGGATGTGCGTGTAGGCACTGCCGGCAACACTCTATTTACCAACACAAACGTGTCGGCATCCATTGGTTCGCAACGCATTGACGCAATCTTTCCGTACTTTAGGTCGCTGCTGTTTGCCAACGACTACGGGATCTATGCGCTTGTCGGGGCTACAACCAGCAAGCTGTCAGACGCGTTGGATGGAATTTTCCCTAACATCAATTTTGACTATCCCATCACGGGTGGTCAGGTGCTGTTGAACAACATTCTGTGCGCTGCGTTCAATTTCTATTACGATGACCCCGCAACAGGCACAACGCGCCCGATTCAGGCTGTGTTCTTTGACAAGAAATGGTTCATTACGAGCCAAGGAACGACTGCGCGTGTGACGTCAGTTGCCCAGGCTGGCGGCGTGTTCCTTTACAGTACCGATGGCACAAACCTTCAGAAACTGTACAACGACAGCACAATTCCTATTAGTTCAGAGCTTCAATCAGCTCTCTGGCCTATGAACGACACCATTCGCGACAAGCAAGCTCTCAAATGGGGTCTAGAAGCCATTCTAGGGGCCACTGGCGGCACTGTTACGGTGACGGTGGACAATGAGACTGGATTAGGCACTGCTGGCACTTATACGGCTACTAATTTGGTTGATTGGAAAAACATAGCTGGGTCTATAATTGGTTGGAAAAACAACAGCAATGTTGCAATCGGCTGGATTGGTTTGGTGACGGGCTATTACCTTTATAAGAATGACGCGCAGCAGTATGGAAAATATCTTGGACTTACGCTACAATCAGAAAGTCCAGCACTGGTTTATAGCACTCTGGAAATGGAATACGAATTAAGGGCGAGGTTCTAATGGCACTTCCAATTACAGTTCCGTTTACGTTTGGAAATGCAACAACGACACAGAGCCTGTCGTCGCTCGATGCTGATTTTACCACTGTTTACGACGCGGTAAACGGCATTGGCAATGGAACTGTTTCCCTTTCAAACGTGTCAATTACGGGTGGTACAATTGCAAATGCGGCTATTACTGGTTCTGTAAGCTATCCAGATCAAGGCTATCAACGCAACAGGCTCATCAATGGCAATATGTATGTTGCCCAACGCGGAACATCGGCAACTGTAACGGCTGGCACAGGAGTTCCAACAGCAACAACGGGCTACCCATGTGTTGACCGCTGGTTTGTATATTCCACTGGCGCGAACGTCACTGCCGCACAAGTAGCGGGGGCTGGTAGCAATAAGAACCTTTTGCAAGTAACTGGTGCTGCATCTGTCACTGCTGTTGGCATTGGTCAGCGCATTGAACAATTAAACTCGTATGACCTTGCAGGGCAAACATGCACCCTGTC